TGCCCGGCATGCCTTCGCCATTTGCCGGATTGCGCATCGCTAATGCTAGCTCATTCGTAAGCGCAATGGATGCCTCTTTGTTTGGCAGCTTTGGGTCTACATTCAATCCGAGAGACTTGGCAAATTGCGCAAGTTCCATGCCCATCGGTGACAGCTTACTGCCATTAAAGTCATCTAGGAGCTTCCCAAGTTGTTGCAACTTAGCGCTTTTTGTAGCCGCAGCAAATCCAGCATCCTGAATCTTATTGTATTGATCTGCCGCAGCCTTGGCCGTATCTTCTTGATAGGTCTTGTCGCCAGGTCTTTGAGACACACCAAGGGCCGGCTGGTTCGGCGAGAATGGGGCAGAGTCTCGTGGTTGCGTAGCTTGGCCGCCTAGAATGGATGCGGCTTGAGCACGGGTCATCATCACCGTGCTGCCGTCCCCCCTAGGAACTGGCACTAGAGCGAAACGCGCCTTTGCCCCCTCTGTCGCAAGCGTCTGAGCGCCAGTATTCTCCGCGTTGAATTCAATCGACCCAGGAATCGCTACAATGCGCCCGTCCGGGGTCAGTGTCGCGCCCTCTTGAACCTTGGGTGCGTATGTATATTCTCCCGTGTATGGGTTGAAATAGTGCGTGCCAGGCTCGCGTTTGACGCCCTCGATTGAATACTTCGCCATGTCGAATAGCTCTTTTGCACCAGGAGCTCCCAAAACGCTCAACGCGGCGATTTGGTTCAGCGAGAACGGGAAAGCGCCCGGCTTGGGCTGCATTCCGCTTGGTGCTGGTTGACCAAACGGCTGGAGGCCATTGGTAGCCGCCGTTTGCTGCTGCGCAGCCTGGTTTCCGCCATCGGGTTTCGGTTGAGCCGATAAAACATCGGTGCTCGGCGCACGCAGCCCAATGCCGCCGTCGGTACTTGGAACTTGCAACCCAGGAGGCATACCGATGCGCAAGCCGGTACCGGTGTCTTGCGCTTGGTCTGGTTGTTGTCCTCCAACCTGCGGCAAGGCTTGTGACGATTGATTGGTGGGCGAGCCGAAACCGAGAATTCCTGCGACATAGTTTTGCAGCGCCTGCTGCCGTTGTGCCTGCAAGATGGCCTGATTGGTCTGCGCCTGTAGCAAATCGCCTTTCTGCTTTTCTAGCGCCATTTGTTGTCCGGATTGATATCCGGCCATACCTGTTTTCAGCCCTTGCCCCATCGCATCGGCGAGCGTGATTCTCCTCGGAGACGGGCCAGCAGCACTGAGCAGGCCAGCAGCAGCACCTAGTATTCCAAGCGAGCGCGGGTCATCGAAGCTGGTGCCAAATCCGAAGTTTGATTGATCTAGTAGGCCTGCCATTTAGATTCTCCCGGAGTTCACGTAATACACGCCTTCAATGGTGATGACCTAATCAGTAACTCGAGGTCATCAAAGAAGTCCAAGCAACGCTCCAATGCCAGCACCAGCGCCTGCTCCCATAAACCCAGTCATATTGGCAATCTGCGCACCCGCCAAAGCACCTCCAAGTGCGCCCGACATAGGATTTCTGTAGTTCGGCTGCGACATTGATGCAGTACCACCAAGTTTCGCGCCATTCTGCACGATGGATGAGTAATTGTTCAGGTTGTTCCAGTTGTGTTGATCTTGTGCATCGAGCAGCCCCAACCGCTGTTGATAATTCTGGTCTTGTAGCGCGTTTCCGATGCCGAGGGCATTTAGGCCGGCTGTACGACTAGCTAGTTGCTGTTGCGCCAGTTGCATTGCCTGTTGGTTATTCTGCAAACCGAGGGTAGCATTAAATGTCCGTGCCGCCAGTTGGTTCGACGCATTACTTGTTTGCGCAGACAAATCTCGGTTAGCGTTCGACTGTGCGTTATTGATTCCAAGGCCGGCCATGTTGTTTGCCGTGCCATACATATTTTGTTGCGCTTGTTGATAGGCTTGGTTATACATATTGTTGGCAACATCGCCCATCGAATATAGCAATCCCCTACTTGCCAAGCCCTCAGCAATTCCTTGTCGTGATCCGCCATATTGACCAGAAGCAATAGCATTGCCGCGAATACCAGGTAGGACTTGTTCATTAAATCCCTCGCCCAACCTACGAAATGCTGATTGAACAACCGGGTTTAGGGTTGAAGTATCCGCTCGGCCCGTCAGCATTTGCTGGATCGCGCCCGTAGGATTTGCTGCGCCAAGCGAAGCAAATGCCTTGGTCGGGTCTACCATCTGCGCGACAACTTTATCCGCCTCTGGAACGTCCCCAACTCGGGTAATCCTCGGGTCAAACTGACCGTTTATCGCAGCATTGCCAACGCCATAAGCGCTACCGGCCTGATCTGCCCTGCCTGCAAGGTTTTTGTTTTGCTCGTCAACGAGATCCTGCTGTTCAGGTCGCCATCCGCCGATTTGGTATAGGCGCTGCGCCTCAGAGAAAATACCAGGGCTGCCGTTGGAACCGAGTAAATACGGCTGTACTCCAGACCAAGGCTCCGACTTTTGCGTGGTAGTTGTAGGGCTCCCACCTTTAGACATGATTGATCTCCTTTACGTATGTCACAACGACATCACGCCATCCAAGTTCGCTCAGGGTCGGCTTCCACCCTTTGCGCCCATGTGCTTCGATTGCCTTGCAGCCGTGCGCTACAGCATAGCGCGTCAGCGTGTCATCAAGGGCATAAACCCAATGCGGCATATCATTGCCTGCAACGATGATCGCCGTCAAGATTTTTGCTTGCGGCCATTGCCTTATCTCGGTCACGCAAACGGCTTTTAGCTCGTCGTTCTCATGCACCACCCAAAGCTGCATATCCCGCTGCTTGATGGCGTTCAAAAGATCGTCTAGCGAATAGCACTCTCCGCCATGTTCCAGGGCATCTGCCACCCAGTGCGATACCCTCGGCCACCAATCGCTGGCTTCGCTTGAGAGAATACCGCGCACCGTTATTTTCATTTCGTGGCTTATCCGAGAATATGCCATGCTCCATTGTAATAGACATAGACGCCAGCGCCACTACCGGGATTCCATCCAACGCCGTCAGCAAGCCGAATATCGCCTTCCCTGGGCCGAGCGGGAGCATTTGTCGTTTTATCTAGATGACCCGCTGCGAGTAACGAGATTGCCGCAGCAACCTTGCGTAGTTCTTCCTCGATGTATCGCCGAAATTGCTCTGCGTCATCTGGTGCATTGGAAGGCGCGTAAAAAACGCTAGACGCGCTCGGCGTTCTCACCACGATCCCCCGGTTTCGACATCTAGGTCATAGCTGTCGAGCCGCCATTGGTAAGCCGTTCCAGTCTCAAAACGTATCGCAATGTAACGGCCTGAAACAAGGCAGTCGTTGGCAATAGTGTCGCCGATGACGTGCTCCATGACTGGCCCCCATGTGGGATCAGCATATGGATCATCATTCGACCAGCCGACGCGCAGCTTTACCTTTTCTCCGGTATTGCCTACGATGCGCGGGCGAATACCGCGCACAAGTTTGATCGTTTCAGGTGCGCCGAAGGATAGGCCGCGCCGCTCGATGTATGCATGCGGAATCACGCCATCAAAGCTCGCGGATGAATCCATCATGTAGAGCTTGGTATTTGCGCTCGCCATAATCGCGCGAGCCGTGCTCGGCACAAAGTCAGGGCCGTTCCACAGCGTCAAATCCGAATCCCACGGCGCTGAATCTTGCGCCCAGTTTCCAATCAGGCCGTTGTCCACTGGCCCAGATGCTGCGTGATTGATGTTCGGAATCTCGCGGAAGCTGACCGTCCTGTCTTTATAGTTCCACACCATCGCCATATTGCACGATGAGGAGCCGATGGACGGGTAGCAGACGAACACCTCGTTGAAAAACGGGTTCTTGAATACGAAGCACTTGTCTGGGTTGTCAACGTCGATATTCTGGAACAGATAACGGCGTGTTTGCTTATCCAGCACAGATTGGGCGCTCTGACCATCGTGGACGATCACGTCTGAGCCTGTCAGCACAACATGGAATCCGTCAACCTCCACCACGCAGTTCGGGTTCAGCGCCCCGCTTGTGCCAAGCACTTTCGAGAACTGGAACACATACGGGCCGCCGATATAGTCCATGCGCCAGCAGGATGCCTGCTTGTAGATCATGAACGAATTGCGTAGCTGCAATCCGTCGACGATTGGGTCATATCCCTCTGCAAGATCGGCCTCGCCAGCGTCCTTTGTTGCATCAGTTTGATCCCACGTTACGGGTAACGCCCCAGGGTCGGCTGGATGCGACCACTTGACCATGAACGGGTAATTCTGTCCCGACTTAGTGACGTTCAGCGCAATCAGGAAATTCTTGAACGATCGCAGCGACTTGCAATAGGTATTGGCGGGCCAGTTTGGAAGCTCGGCAAACTTGTTCGCAGGATTCAGGCTCCAATACATCGGACCATTGCTGGTGTCTCCGCTGTTCAGGATCGGGACGCCAGATAAAAGCGTCCCTGTCCATTTGTTCGTTACCCCGCTCCGAGCGGACGCTGGCGTAATGTCGGTATGAACAGCCACGCCACCAGTGATGGTCACACAAAAAATCTTGGATGCCGTGGCATAGACCCAGTACCTATTGCCGCCTACGTTACACGGCATTACATATTGCGGCGTGAACGACGGTGAGTTATAGACCTCGCCGTGCCCATAGAACTGGTAAGCGTAGCCATCTAGGAATCGGATGTTTTTCGCATCCGTCCATGCGTTGTTCGGCAGTTCGTGTTGGCTTAAGTCTTTGATGACACCAACAGCACCAACGGATGGCACGCGAACCAGTGGCATTACTGCATCTTCCCTTCAAGAATCTGCGCCTTGCGATCTTCGGTGAGGATTCCTTTCGCCACCAAATAGCCAAGTGCATCCTGCGTCGATTGCAGGTTCAAATCAACGTAGGTCAATCGCGGGTCTCCGACGATCTCCATGAAATCGTCGATTACCGGATCATTCACTCGAGCCGATTTGATCGCAACCCGCTCTTGTGGCGTGAACAACAGCTTGAACTCAACCGGCGAGACACGCGGTCGCTGAACGGGTTGGCTGATAGGCTCTGGCGCTGGTTCAGGTGCTGGCCGTTTCACCAATGCCCCATCTACCCAACCGTCGCCATTTTCGGCCTCGTCAGGAACGTCGGTGTTGTAAAGCTCGGCAACCTCGGGTCGGTACAGCTCGTTCGGGTCGCCGGGGCAAATGTCACGAATGACGCCGTTTTCGATCCATGCTTTTTTCATGATCAATATCCTTCCGTCCATGCGAGAAGAACCATTCCGTTTCCGCCTGACCCGCCTGAATAGCCGCCCCCACCTCCTCCTCCAAGGCCGCCGCTTCCTCCAATTGATGAGACCCCGCCGCCACCGCCGCCACCGCCAATTCCACCATATCCGCCGACAATACCGCTATCGCAACCCCCACCCCCGCCGCCAATACCGCCAGACCCGCCTAAGTGTCCACCACCGCCGCCGCCTCCAATGCCGCCGCTACCGCCAGTTCCTCCTGTACCACCGCCTCCGCCTCCCCCAGAACCATTAAAGATACCTGGGGTAATGAAAGACAACAGATAATTAAAATCTACGGATGTAACGCTCGTGCTTGACCCGTTACCAGCAGTACCAGAGTTATTACCAATGCCTGCGATATTGAATGTGCCGGGGCCGCCATTTGTACCTTGATCCGTGGTGGAAATCGCGTTACCAATTACGCCAGATCCAGCACTGCCACCGCCTCCAGTGCCGACGTTTCCGGTGCCCCCACTGCTACCGCCATCACGATCTCCACCCTTATATAGTCCACCGCCGCCGGTTCCAAAATTTGACAGCGAGCCGGTCGCCGTGCTTGGGATGGAGCCGCCTTTCCCTCCAAAACCGCCTCCGCCTGTACCAAAGTTGCTATGTGCGGCGTTCCCGTCCATCGTGCCGCCCTGTCCACCAGCTCCGAAGATTGAACCGGCACCGCCACCGCCAAATCCGCTTCCATTCGACGTGTTAGCTACTGTTTTCCCGCCTCCCGAACCTCCTGATGCTGTAAAAGCACCGCGCATACTCGGGGAAACCGAACCTGATCCACCAGAGCCACCGGCTACCGCCGCCGCTGTCCCGCTTGCTTGGGTAAGCCCCGCTCCGCCACCCGTCGCGGACAGCAAATTCCCAATGGATGATGTTCCTCCTGCGATCCCGTTTGAGGCTCCGGTTACCACCGCTCCGCCAGTTCCTACGGTGATCGTTGGCAATGTCTGACCAGGCACAACGTCGATGATGCCCATCGCAAAACCGCCGCCGCCGCCGCCAGTTCCAGTGCCTCCACTACCACTTCCTCCAGACCCGCCCGCGCCGACGACGACCGCAAAAACCTGATAGACATTCTGCGGAACTACGAAATCGTTGTAGGTCCCTGGGATTATGTAGGCTTTGACATTCTTCCAATACGGCGGCGCAACGCGCGTAGGCGCATTAGGCGGGAGAGGGTATCCATAGCTGCCCTTGTTCATTAGAAGTCTCCTCCGCTGATAACAGTGACTCGGAACGTTTCTGCGTTATTCGTCGCAACCTTCAAGGCTGAGCTAGAGTCAAGCACCAACCCGTTATCAAAAACAACATCAGCAGACCATGCAGGAACTGCCGACGAAGGAGTCAATGGAAGCACTGGAATTTCTCGGATCAGCGAAGAATTGACGAAGAATCGAATCATTCCTGCCGTTGTCGTACCGGTTGCAGTGATGTTCACCCGGTCAACGCGCGAGCCACTCGCCCCCGCAGTCAGGAGCGTGGCTAGTGTGCCCGTGCCGTCACGGTTTGCGTTGGCTGTCGAAATGGTAACGGACGGCGATTTCGGCGTGCCGACGTATTGCGGATTAGATGCCATATCAGATCACTCCTTGGGACATGAGGAGGAATCCTGGTGTGCCAAGGCCCCAGGAAGCCACTCCATTTTTCGATGTAAGAACGTATGGCGTGCCGTCATTTGGTTGAGCCGGCAGCGCCGCTTGGAACGCTTGTTGGACAACAAACGCAGTCGTAGCGATCTTGGTGCTGTTGTCACCGAGTGATGGGGTAGGTGCAGTTGGCGTGCCCGTGAATGACGGAGAGTTAATCGGGGACTTCGTGGCGTCCACTGATGCCCGAATTGCGGCCTCCGCCGACGTGCTCGCATCAACATATGCCGTACTCGCGGCCTTTGTCGAATTGTCGCCTTGGGCTTGCGTTGTAACGTTGACCACAGCGGCCGTGAAATCATGCGTACCGCTGTAGGTGTCGCCGTTTCGGTTCGCTCGGTCGTTTCCGCTGACCAGATAGAAGCTCGCGCCGTCGTAGTAGGCCGCGACAATCCCGCCGCTCTCAATATCACCAGATTTGAGCGCCGTCGCATCAACCGCAAGCAAAGGCTTAGCAGTTAGGCTATTGATCGCTAGCGTTGCTGCTCCCGTATTGGCGTGCGTCGCCTTGAACAGCACCAGCATGGAGGCCGTATAGGCTGCCGGCGATGGGCTGATGGTGACTACGTAGTCGCTGGCCGTTGCGCCCTGCGCTTCGCTTCCTGTCACGATGACCATGCCAGGGAAACCGGCGAAGCTGTTTTGCAGCACCGACTTAATCATCCGCAGATGATCGTCTCCCTGGCTCTTGGGGTCTGTGGATGTTGGGTTTGTCGCATCAAGATTAGCGACATAGGATGCAGTCTCAAGCGGCATACTCAGTCCCCGCTGTAGAAGTTGAACGATCCGCTGCGAAGGCCGAGATCGGTTCGGAGCGTTGCGCCGCCTACATGATCGACGCTACGGGCATTTGTGAGCGCGGCCTGGTACTTTTGTTCAGCGCCCTGCGCCAGCGCAACATCCCGGATGAACATTGCCGCCTCATGGCAAGCCCCCCACAAATACAGCGCCGGGAAACGCTTAAGGATCACGTTCGTCGGGTTGCTATCCGATAGCGGGTCGATGGTGTTCTGATAGAAATAGTCGACGGTGTACGCGCCGTTCGGGGTTGGGTGCAGCACCAGATAGGCGCCATCGAACGCGATGAAATTAGGAAGGCTTGTATATTGCTCGAAAGCGTATTTCTGAGCCAGCACGCGAGCCGGGACGATTTGCATCGGAGTAGATGCTGGCTCTTTGCGGCGAGCGTACTCGATGCTTATCATGCCGGATGGAGCGTCATATGTACGCTGACCAGCCACTGTAACAATCTGCGCCTCAGACCGCAGTAATGCAATGTCACTGATGTCCTGACTCAGCCGCGATTCAGTGAGCGCGATGAAGTCAGGGATGCGAGCACTCAAATCCGAGCGGTGCATCCAGTCGGCAATCGCATCCTTCAGTTCTGAGTACGTCGAGATCATTTGCGGCTGCCTCTGGTTTCCCGTTTACCCGGGCCATCATTATCGCCCATCTTCTTCTCGTTGAGCGAAATATAGCCGCTTCCAACGTATGTTTTTTCTTCCTCGGTGTCGTAAATGATTACGAAATCCGAGTAGTCATCCCACGTCTTTTGCCTGAACAGCACTTTGGGGTACTCTTGCATTTGCACCATAGCGGTAAAGCCCGGCCCATATTAGGGGCCGGGCATCATCTCATCAGTTAGACAAGATTCGGCAGGCAAGCTGCGGCCGGATCGTCTTGTAGCCGTACAGAACATCAATACGACACGGCAGGGCGTCATTGTTGATGTCGTAGGCGCGGACGATCCGCATGCTGATGCCGTCGTAGACCTCACGAGCCGAGAAGTCAACACCCTTCGGCATGATGAGGTCGGCAGTTGCGAAGGCGAAGGCATCTTGATGGAACACCAGCGAAGGCTTGTAGACCGCGCTTGCGCCGCCGATCTTGTTCACCGCCGCGCCGTTCGGGATGCCCGATGCCGTAACGTTTTGCATACCGCCAGACGTGTAGACAGCCGGGGAGATCGAGATCGCACCAGCGCCACCGGCGTAATCCGCCGTAACGACGAACTGTTGCAGCACGCCAGTATCGGCCTTGGTTTCCGGATGCACGCGGTTGCAGCCCGCGAAGGTGATGATGTCGCCCTTCTTAAACGTCGTGGAGCCGGTCGCAAGCGTCACGGTAGACGAGCCGTTGGTCGTAACCGCACCGTTCACGGTATAGCCAGTGGAAGCCGCCGATGTGCCGGTCGCCTGAGTCGGAAGCAGGGTGTTTTCGTAGAAGTCAAACCCCGCTGATCGGCCCATTTTGCCTTCGCGGTATTGCTTGGCGACCTCACCGCTGTCCTGGAACAGTCCCTTGAGGGTATCAACAAGGTCGACCTGATCCTGCGTGTTCAGCAGGGCCGTGCGATTGTTGTCCATCGGGGCAAGGTTATCGTTGAGCACCTTGCGACCCATCAGAATCTGCCGGAGCGCGATTGCAGAGCCGATATTGTTGACGTTGTTGTAAACGTCAAGGAACATCGACATCGCGTCAGATTCGATATTGGCCGCAAGAACAGCCATTGCCGGTTCAAGAATTCGCTGGCTGAAGTCGTCAAGGCTCAAGGTAAGTTCAGCAGAACTGAAGTTGACATCAACGCCTTTCTGCGTGCCGACAGTCAGCGGCACTTGGTTTTCCGTCGTGTCTTGCGCTGAGAGCGTCTTGCCTGTGCGAACCGTATATTGGTTCGGCAGGCGAATCTTCATCGTATCGCCGATCTTTGCGCCAGTTTTGGCAAAAGAGTCGTCGTACTGCCGATTGATGTTCCCGACAAAGTTAAGTTTTTGATGAAGCACGCGCAAAGCTTCGCGCGTGATCATCTGCGGAGTGAGAATCGTATTAGCCATGATTGATTACCGTCCTTTTGATTTCCGAAGTTGTTCGCTACGCGCCTTCATCCAGTCATTGATTGGAAGCGATCCCATATCACGCCGGGCGGGGGCATTGGTTCCACCGACCTTCGTGACGGGCTTCGCCGCCTGATTGGATTGTGCGCTTCCCTGTTGCTTTTTAAGCAACTGTGCGCCGACCATTGCGTTATGCAAGACCTTGACAATGCGCGGGTCTACGATCTGCGCTAGTTCCTGCGGCTGGAACCCGTATTCCTTGGCCGCAAACTCATTGATCTGCTTCGCTACGTCCGGCCCCCAATTGGGGATTTCGCGCTTCAGAACCGCATGGC